CACATCCGTGGTATAGACCTTTTTCCCGTCCTTGTTGGTGTAGCTTCCGGTCTGAATCCTTCCGGTCAGGCCTATCCGCATTCCCTGTCTGAAGTACTTTTCGATGAACTCGCCGCCCTTTCCAAAGGATATGCAGTTGATAAAGTCCGCCTCCCCTTTATTGGTGGGCCTGTCGCAGGCGACAGAGTATCTTGCGATGGTTACTCCTCCGTCTGTGTACCGGACCTCCGGATCTTTTGTTAACCTTCCTACTAACTGGACACAGTTCATGCAACCCCTTCCTCCTTCTCTTTCTTTCTTACTTCGTCATAGGCTTTAGCCTGTTTCACTGCCTTCACCAGTACGTCCCCCTTAAGCTCGTTAAGGGATTCGACCTTGTAATATGCCAGGAGCTGTCCGCCGAAGTCCCTCTCCACATACCTGTTGATGACATCCTTAATGACGTTCCGCATTGCTTCTTCATTCAGAGGCTCTGCGGTCTGCTTTGGCTGTGCCTTCTGAGGCTCTGTGGTCGCCGTAGCCTGTTCTTTCGGTTTAGGTGAGGACTTCTTCGTCTCTTTAGGCTTCTGTGCCTTCTGAGGATCATTTGGGGCATTGGAACCAGTGTTGGTGAAGTCCGCATCCTTGGAGTCATCGATGGCGAAGAGACCATTCAGGGCATACTTCCTTGCATAGGAAGATGTGCTTCCGGTTATCTGACTCGCATCACTGCCAGCTTTCGATTCCGATTCCCTTGCATAGGCCACATTAGCAACCTGTTCACCAGGCTTCTCACAGTCAATGAGCTTGGCTGTCGCAACGATATAGAACCTGTCTCCAACCTGTTCGACCATATCTGAGATGGTCACCACCACCTTCAGTTCCTTCAGCAGGGGCTTCAGCGACTCCAGGATGTCCTCGCATGAGCGATATTTGAACTTGCCAAAGGGATTCCACTGGCTCTTCGGAGCCTTCAGCTCCGTCTGTATCCGTAAGAGTTTTTCATAAATATTCATGGTTATTCCTTTCCGGTCATCTGATCCGCAGACCTTCTGTCCTCTGAAGTGTTGCCCAGTCGAACTGCTCACCCTCGTTGAGGGCCTTCTTCACTGCTGCCTTGTCCACTTCGGTCTTCTGCCGGAGGAACTTCTCTGGAACTTTGCTCTCATCAGGGATGAACACTGACTCCGGATTCCACTGGATGTTATATGAAAAGTAGTCTGTCTTTACTTTCTTCTTGCCGACCTTCTCCATCATGCTCTGCATGAATCTTGTCATTCGGTCAGCGTTGTTATGCATGGACTTGGCTCTGTCGCTCAGCCTCTTCGCCTCATCAGTACATGCTTTTGCGGATGCCTTGAGGGTCCGGATCACTCTGGCATAGTTGTCCAGTTTGTCATTAAAGTCACCCTCAATAGCCTCCATTGTGTCTCTGAGAGTTTCTTCATCGATGTCCGGATCCTCTGCCAGTTCCAGCAGAGCCGCGAACTCATCACTCAACTCATAAAGTGTTGCCATATGTTCTCCTTTCTGTTACAATGGCAATAGATTGATTGCCTCATGCAAAGCCTGTCGGATCTTAGCGGCCTCCGATGGGCTTTTCTTTTTACATCTGCACGACCAGCAGTGCCGTCAGAAGGATAGCTGCCCCTGCTCCGATCATGTTCATGGCTCCGTCCAGGCTCATGATAAAGTCCAGGAACGGGGATGCTTCTTGTCTCTTGGCTTCAGACCGAATGCGCAACATGGGCAGATATACCTCTCTTCTGGGGTCATGCACAATTTGCTCGTATTCCAGGGTATATGGCACCTGGTGCAGTACCACTCGTTCTTGTCCGGAAACCTTTCCACTCATATTGCCTCCCTTGCCTCTCTTAACCACTGCTGACACAGCAGGACTACTCGTCCTGTCGCGTTCATCGGTTCTGCCGTCATCTTCTCGACAGACCTTACACTCTTGTACCCTAGCCTCTTCCGCAGGTCTTCGTTCGTCCAGCCTGTCCTGGCTTTCAGCTCCGCCACCTGCATCTTCCAGGCTATCTTTGCCTCTTCTACGGAGGACTTCATACTGCCTCCTTTCATGGTGCCTGGGGAGTCACCTATGCTTTTACACCAACACGATGTGGGATATTACATTAACCAGGTCGTTGACGATTACACCCATGGACCCTTCGACCTCAACGAGGCTTTCCTCCCCGTTACTTTCGATCCTCAGCATTCTCCGCCTCCTTCTTCTTATCCAGCAGGGCATCCGCATAGCCCAGGAAGTACCCTTTGGCTCTCTCGTCCATAGAAGGAATAGCCCTGGATATGGTCTCCAGCAGTTTCTTCTCTTTATCGCTCATGTTCCCTCCTTCCTTGATTGCCTCGTTTGGTTATCACTGATTACATTATAGTTATCTGTGAATACTTTGTCAACAGTTTTCGGTTATCTTTGATAACTTTTTTCTTGCAAAAAGTGTTATCATGTTGTATCCTTTAAACATAGGAGGTGTTCCATATGACATGCGGAGAAAGAGTGAAGATCCTCAGAAAAGACAATCTTAATTTGACTCTTGAGAAATTTGGAGAAAGACTTGGTGTTACAAAGGTTGCCATTTCTAATATAGAAAATGGGAACCGAGCTCTGACAGAACAGATGATCAAGGCCATCTGCCGTGAATTCGATGTGAATGAAGAATGGCTGCGAACCGGAGAAGGGGAGATCTTTACCCCTAGAACAAAAAATGAGCTCATCACCGAATTCCTCGGAGAGCTCATTGTAGGGGAAGACAACTTCAAAAAGAAGCTAATCGAGACACTAGCACAGCTGGAGGAGGATGACTGGGCCGTCCTGGAAAAGGTTGCGCGGAGGCTGACAGAAAAAGAGGAGTAGGTTTCAAGACCTGCTCCCCTTCGATGTTAAAAGAGTCTTTACAAAGAGATAAACCAGTTTCTGATACTCTTCCGGTAATCCGTCCAGTAGTTCCATGATTAGTTCCTTGTACATTGATTGCCCCCCTATGCAGCTACGATCGATTAACTGATCATATTATCGAACGTGTGTTCTGTTTTGTCAAGAGAAAAAGATCCTTACAATAATCTGATGTGCCGAGACAGAAGTCGAAATGTTTCGGATCCTGTCTGAGCATATCAGCTCTACTCCATTTTGGTGCCTGGGGAGGTTTGTTCAGAATGGAGGCAATCATGAAGAAAAAAAAGAAATGCCTGCGATGCGGACAGTACAGGGTCCAACGCAGGTACACTGGCGAAGATGGCAAGAGCCATCTGAAGTCATTCACAGCAAGGACACTTACCGAAGCCAATGCCCTGGCAGATGAATGGATGAATCACCGCGAGGAGTCCTTTGGCAGGCTCACAGTGCGTGATGCTGTTGAGAAGTACATCAATTCAAGGGAAGCTGTCCTGTCCCCTGCCACAGTAAGAGGTTACCGGAGCCTTTTGCGGAATCACATCTCCGGATCGATAGGTTACAGACAGGTCTCCGATGTGACCAGCCTTGACCTGCAGATATGGGTCAGTGACCTTTCAGTGAAGATGAAACCGAAGTCCGTGCGGAACACCTTTATCCTGTTGGAAAGTTCTCTGAAATTCTTTGTACCCAAATTGGATACAGATGTCCGGCTTCCGGCAAAACGGAAACCGGACCTGTACTGCCCATCAGATGAGGACATAAGGATTCTTTTGGAGAATGTTCACTCAGAACAGCTTCGCGCTGCTATTCTACTGGCGTCGATAGGGACTCTCCGCCGGAGCGAAGCCTGCGGTCTGATGCGCTCAGACCTCCGTGGAGACTCCATATACGTCCACAGAGCCATGGTTCTTGACAGCAATGGACAATGGGTCATTAAAGAGATTCCTAAGACGTATGAGAGCAACAGAGTAATTCTGATGCCGTCCCATGTGATGAAGGAACTCAGAGCTCTTCCTAAAAATGAAGACGACCGCCTCCTGTCCATCACTCCCAGCCAAGTCACTGATGGATTTGTACTGGCGAACAAGAGAAGCGGTCTTCCTCACTTCAGATTCCACGACCTCAGACACTTCTCAGTGTCGTACCTTCACGCCAAAGGAATTCCGGACAAATACCTGCAGGCGAGAGGTGGATGGTCTGACGGATCTTCCGTCATGAAGCGCATCTATCAGAACGTGATCGACCTGGAAAAAGTCAAACAGGATCGGTCGATTATCAAAGCATTTTCTGATAGTCGTGTAATTTGATAAAATGCTGATGCCAAACTGATGCCATGACGCTGAAAACCCCTGTGGTTATCGCGATCAGTGTGGGTTCAAGTCCCACTGGCTGCAGTCCGATACCCTTTCAAAAATTTGGCTTAAAAACGTGGTTTTTGGCTTATTTAAGCCATTTCTTGGACATCGGAATCTCATAAATCCGAATCCACAATTCGGTTTTCCGATAAATTTATTCGTTTTCTGATGCCAAGCTGATGCCAAGACGATGCCAAGAAAAATGTAAATTACAATTCCCAAATCTCCCAGGCACCCTCTCTATTCGGAACCTGATGCCACAGCGCACCTTCATACTGCGCACCCTTGGTGTCAAGGAAATACCACCAGGCATTCTCCAAAAACTGCCAGCCTGTCAGCATCTCCCCCTGTTCATTGAAGTAGTACCAGTGTCGGTTGATCGTCTTCCAGCCGTGGGCATTCTGCCCGTCTGCCATTCGGTAATACCACTTCCCATTTGCGTAAATCCACTTACTGACCTCCGCAGGGTATGCGTTAGGAATCTCATATATCCCTTCCACATGACCTATCTGAAGAGGCCGTGAAGGATCATTCCCTGCAAAAAGAAGCTGATCCCCTACCTTCAGCACGTCCGGGTTCTGGATATGCCCTGCCACAATCTTGACAGGAACTGATTCAAACAGGCTGCTCTGATAGATTCCTGCCGTATTCAGCGTCCCTCCGGTCTTGAATCCCACCTTATTAAGAGTCAGCATCTGACTGGATGAACAATCGGAATAATACTTGCCCTTGTAAGGGACGTAGCAGTATTCACGCAGATTCTGATTGTAGGCATTCCGCCCAAGGATGGTCCGATAGGAATCGTGATAGGACTTCCTGCCGTCGTCTGTAAGGGCCTTTAACCTCCGCACTGCGACTACACCCTTCCTCACACCATTAGAAGCCTTCTGAGAGTACCTGGATGCGAGATAAGAGTACATGTTCTTTACAGAGGGATTCCCACTGCCGTGTCCGCAGATGATGATCTCCTGTTCCTTAACAGATATAGGATCACCCCCTCTCAGACACACTCAGATGCAGGCCCCGTCCCCTTGCGCAGTTTCTCTGCCTCTTCCGGTTTTGCCGGACCTGTGGCAGGAATGACCTGGTCGAATTCCTCCTGGGTCATCATGTCGAGCTCCGGAGTCTTGAAAGTGTTCTTCTCCTGATCCTTGACCTTCTGCTCAAATTCCGGTGTGCGTTCCATAGTATCCTCCCTTCAGTATGGTTAATTAGTTACCCACGTCCGCGAGACCCTCACCGACGCAGTATGCGATCACTGATGCTCCGGAAAGGATAAGGGCAGCTACCTGTGATGCCTCCGCTTCAGTGTGGCCCATGTAAATCATGAGCCCTGTCACAAAGCCTGCCACAGCTACCCACAGCTTTCTGCTGGTCAGCTTACGTTTCCAATCAATTCCGCTCATCTCTTGTCTCCTTTCCTTCAATGCGATCTACTCTCTTATGGGC